TGGGGGGCTTCCCCGCGCGCGCGGGCCTGTACGAGCCGGTCGGCCCGGACGGCAACTGCATCGGCGGCACCATGCAAGTGATCATCGAAACCGACTGCGGATGCAGTCCCGGAGGCTGACACATGGCGCGCACACGTAAGAGCCAGACCACGAGCCAGCTCGTCACCGTGCGGGTGACGCGCTCCTTCGGCTCCCTCTACCGAGGCGAGCAGTTCGCGACGGAACGGGACGAGAAGACGCAGGGCTTCATCCGGGCCGGACTGCTGAGGGAAGTGAACGATGGCCAGAGTCAGGCTGGACCGGGCCTCGCTGACGAGGACCTTCAGCGAGGCGAGCCGCAGGGAACTGAGGGTGGCGGAACGGCAGGTGGTGAACCGGGCGAAGATCCTGTGCCCGGTTGACACCGGACGGCTGCGTGCGTCGATCAAGTCGAAGCGCTCCAGGTTCTTCACGCTGCGCCCGAAGGTCACCGTGTACTCGAACGTCGACTACGCCGGGTTCGTCAACGACGGCACCAGGCCGCACATCATCCGGCCGCGCCGTGCCAAGGCTCTGCGGTTCCGGGTGGGCGGCCGCATCGTCTACGCCCGCGTCGTAAACCACCCAGGAACCCGAGCACGCCCATTCCTGGACCGGGCGTTGGAGGAAATCGCACGCCCCCGCGGGTACCGAATTCACGAAGATTAGGGTGAGCGTTATGGACAACATGGACAACACAGAGCGCCCGTACAGGATCACCATTGGTGGTGTGGAATACGAGGCGGCCCCCCTCCCTGAAGAGCACGTGGTCATCATGGCCACGCTGCGCGCCAAGGGCGACGACCTCATGCGCAGCGTCAAAACCCTGTGCCGCATCGTGGAAACATCCCTGGGCCGGGCTGCCTGGGATTCACTAAGCGACCGGTGGATGAACGGAGAGGTGACCTTCGCGGACATCGGAGAGGCGGTCCCGACCCTGCTGAAGATGACCGTCTCCGACGTCTCGAAGCAGAGTGTCTGACGACCCGGTACTCCGCAGGCCGTTCTCCCGGTCGCCGCTTCCCTTCACGCTGGGCGGCCGACTGTACGAAGTCCCGTATCGCAGTGCTGCCGACTGGCTGGAGGTGTTGGAAGTGACCCCCGTGGACGGGCTCTTCCTGGCTGCTCTGGACAGCGAGCAGCGGTGGCGGGTGCACGACGCGATGCTGGACGGGGAGGTACGCGTGCGCGACCTTTCCCCGGCGTCGTATTCGCTGCTGAAGCAGGTCACCGGATATGAGCGCTGGTGGATCGGGTACCGGCTCGCCGTGGCCGCTTTCTCCCCGTCCCTTCTCGGACGGCTCACACTGTCCGGAGTCCGGCCGCAGGACGTGACATTGGTCCAGTGGTGCGCAGCCACATACGCGCTCCTCACCCGCGACGCCTCCGCAGAAGACCGGTTCAAATTGGATGCGCTACTCGACGTCCCGCTCGCCGGAAACGACCCGGGGGAAGCCTGGGACGATATGGGAATGAGCGCGGAGGACCTCGAAGTTATGGCGCGCGCACTCCCCGGGGCGAGGTGAGGGCGTGGCCAACGAAGCAGAAGTCGACCTCCTGATCAATGCGACCCGGGCGCTCCCCGAACTGGAACGTGATCTGGGTCGGATCATCACGACCGCGCAGAACAACGCGGACGACGTGGACGTCAACGCTGTTCTTCAGACGCAGGGCGCGGTCACCCGGATCACGACGCAGCTCAACACCCTGGTCCGGCGGGCCGAGGCAGGGGCCGACGATGTAGACGTCACCGCTGTCCTGAACCAGCTCCAGTCGCTGAACCAGGTGCGGCGCACGCTCGACGACGTGGTCACCCAGGTGCAGTCCGGGTCCCCCGACATCGACGTGTCCGCCGTGCTGGCCCGCGCCAACTCGCTGCGGAACATCCGCCGGGACCTGACCCGGATGACGGACGACTTGAGCCGCACGGCACGCCCGGTCGTCGTCCCCGCGCGGATCGACCCCGACCGGGACGGGGAGCGCTCCGCCACCCGCCTCACCAGCGTTCTGGGACGCCTCAGCAGCACAGCGGCGCGCGTGGTGGGCTCCGTGCTGAAGGTGGCCGCAGCCCTCACAGCCGTAGGCGCAGCCGGGGCAGTCACCATCCCCGTTCTCGTGGGCGTCGTGACCGCGGTGCAGAACATGGTCCCGGCCGGTGCCGCAGCGGTGACCGGCCTGCTCGCTCTGGGCCTGGCAGCGGGCACGGTCAAGCTGGCCATGGTCGGCGTGGGCGACGCCATCGAGACCGCTTTCGACCCGGACGCCAAGCCGGAGGATCTGGAGAAGTCACTCAAGCGGCTGGCCCCCAACGCGCGGGAGTTCGTCAAGGAACTCCAGGGGATGCGCGGGGAGCTGCGCAAGCTTCAGCAGGGTGTGCAGCAGAGGGTCTTCGACGGGTTCGCCGACACGCTGGACCGGCTCACCGATGCGGTCATGCCGGACCTGCGGCGCGGTCTGAATGCCACGGCGGACAGCTTCAACCGCGCGGGCAAGGAAGCAGGCGCCACGGCCGCCGAGCTGGGCGAGCGGGGCATCCTCGGCCAGGCCATCGACTCCGCCACCCGTTCTCTCCAGACGATGGAGAAGATCCCCGCTCAGATCGTGGCTTCGCTGGGTCTCCTCGCGGCGGCCGGCGGTCCGTTGATGGAGCGGTTCGCCGATCGGGTGGCTGGCTTCTTCGACCGGATGACCGAAAATCTGGCCACGGCTTTCGATACGGGCGAGCTGGAACGCGACATCAACGGGGCCGCTGAGGTCATTAAGCAGCTCGGCAGGGTCTCGGACAACATTTTCGACGGCATCAAGAACATCGTGAACGGGGTGACGGAATCTGCGGGCTCCCTGTTTTTCAGCCTTGAAGAACTGTCCGCAGCCTTTGAGAAGCTGACCGCATCGCAAACGTTCCAGACCATCCTGCGGGAGCTGGTGGAGACAGCCAGCGAGCTGGTGGAAAACGTGCTTCCTCTCTTGAGGGAGGCGTTCGTCCAGCTCGCCCCGGTGATTGAAGAGCTCGGGCCCCCGGTCCGGGACTTCATCAATCAGGTGGGCCCGGAGCTTATACCTGTCCTGAAGGAACTCGGGCCTGTCCTTCTGGACCTGGCGATCATCTTCCGGGAGCAGCTGCCGTTCGCGATCGAGTTCGTCAAGGCTGCTCTTCAGGTACTGAGCGTCGCGCTGAAGGCGCTGCATTTCGTTCTGGAGACCTTCATCATCCCGGTGGTCACCAAGGTCGCCGAGGTGATGAACTCCAAGTACGTGAAGGCCATTGCTGCCATGTCCCGGGAGACAGCGAGTCGTATCCGGGACGTGCTGAGAAGGTTCGAAGCTTTCCGGTCCGGGGTCGGGGAAATGGTCCGCCGGGGTATCGCGTGGCTGGTCGAATTCGTGGCGGGCCTGTACCGGTTCGCGCGGGAGGTCGGTGCCGCGCTCCGGGGAGTGGTCGGATTCTTCACCCGGATTCCCTTGCAGATTCGTGATGCGGTCGGGAACCTGTCGCGGCTTCTGTTCGGCGCGGGGGCGGACATCGTGAGGGGCTTGATCGACGGGATCACCTCGCACCTCGGCCGTCTGATCAATGTCGCCCGGGGTATGGCTGAGCAGGTCAGGAGAACCGTGGCCGGAGTGCTCGACATTTTCTCTCCGTCGCGTGTCATGGCGGAGCTCGGACGGAACACGGTGGAGGGCTTCATCGTGGGCATCAAGGCCACCGTGCCGGACCTCACTGACACCGTGGCCGCCATGGCCCGTGCGGTCCCGCGTACAGCCGCTCTGGCGGACGCCACCGCCCCCGGGGGGCTGGACGCGTTCCGTCTCGCCCCCGCCGGGGACGCACCCACACCAATCCAGGTGTTCATCGGTGCTCAGCGTCTGGACGAGCGCATCGACTACCGGGTCCAGAGTCAGAATCGCGGCGTGCTGCGCGACCGCTCGCAGGGATGGAGGTACTGATGATCTCTCTGTTCCTGGATTTCACGGCGGAGGCCGGGACCCAGACTTCAGCCAACTTGTACCGAGCGTTGGACCCTGCGGGCCCGTGGGAGTTCCTTCAGAACGTGCCGCTCCTGGGTGAGCAGGCGGTCTACAACGACAGCACGGCACCCAACTTCGTGGACGTGTACTACCGGGCGGACGGGGCCCCGGACGCGGCAGAGATCCTGCTCGGCCCGTTCCAGACCACGATCGGCAACGTGTGGATCAGGGACCCGCTGCGCCCGTGGGCCGACGTGGAAACGGGGACCTGCGAGACCCCGGCGGCGCCGTGCGAGGAGGGCGACCCGGCCACGGTGTGGCTCGGGTTCGGCACGCTCACATACAACGTGGACGCGGTGACGCCCACGATCGCCGGATCCGAAACGGCCGCGTCGCTGTACGACCGGCGGAAGAACCACGAAGGCAGCTTCCGGGTCCTCACCCGCACCGCCGCGGCCCACCAGGCGTTCTACGAACTGATCACGGCGGGCGGTCCGCTCTTCCTCCAGCTGCCGCTGGTCTACGACCAGGTGGACATCGTGGTGCAGCCCCGGGACATTCCGCGCGAATACCTGAGCGAGGACCAGCGGAAGCCGTACCGACTGTGGACCGTCCCTTACGTCACCGTGGACGCGCCGCTCGGACCGAAGCAAGGGACCGCGTGCGGGAATTGGTGCTACGTGGAACTCCTCTTCCCCACGTTCGCCCAACTGACCGCAGCGGGCGGCACCTATCAAGACCTCGCCGACTGCACCACCACCGACCCGCCGGGTGACGCCGGCTTCGGCGAGGGCGGATTCGGCGAGGGCGGATTCGGAGACTAGACCATGGCCTACACACCCATCCCCTTCGGTACCCCTCTGTGGCACACCCCGGTCAACAACGCGTTCACCAGCCAGGACGCGAGGATCACCACGGCGGAAGAGCAGCTGGCCGCCACGCCCGCGATCGGGGAGACCGTGCCCGCGGACCACAACGCGATTGCGTGGACCGGCGACCCGGGCCACAGCATGGGCACCACGGTCCCGACCACCGGCGTCCTGCACATGGTCCGCCTCATGATCCGGGAAGAGGTGACTCTGACTTCTGTGGCCTACCTGGTGACCACTGCGGGATCGGGCCTGACCGCCGGCCAGAACTTCATCGGTCTGTACGACAGCACGGGAGCACTGCTGCGGTCGACCGCAGACCAGACTGTCAACTTCGGAGGAGCCGCCTTCAGGCAGGCGAACTGGTCCACCCCCGTGCTGGTGCCTGTCGGGGCCTACTGGGTGGCGTTCCTGGTGAACGGGACCACGGCCCCGACCCTCGGCAGGTACCTGTCCTGGACGCCGGCCCCTGAGATCCTGAACGTCGGGCTGACGGTGACCACGGCGCGCAGCGCCACATCAGGGGCTGGCCTGACCGCGCTCCCCACCCCGGTCACCATGTCCGCCCGTACCCTGAGCGGCACCAACTGGGTAGCGGTCCTTCTCTGATGCTCACTCGTAGCGCGCAGTACGCGCAGGCGCTGACCGGACCGCATCAAGTGGTCGCCTACGTCACGTCCACCGACATCGACGGCAACCCGCTCACGCTCACCCCGGAGGGAACCCCCGCGGTCCTCCCGCTGCCGCTCACTACCGGCAACGTGGCCGCGGTCATTCAGTCGAGGGTGACGCGCCGGCTGTCTCTCGACCTGCCGGGCGACTTCTATCCGAGGACCCCTACCGACCCCTTGTCCGAGTCGTCTGCGGTGCTCAGCGTGCGGGCTGGCATCCGCTACGGCAACGGGACGGAGGAGACGTTCCCGCTGTTCAAGGGGCGTGTCCAGAACGTCACTCGCAACGAGGACATGTCGTGCTCGGTGGAGGCTGACGACTTGGCGGCCGACGTCGTGGCGTACCCGTTTGAGCAGCCGTGGACCATCAAGAATCCTGGGTCGGTCCTGACCGAGATACGGGCGATCGTCTTGGAGGCGGTCCCGCAGGCTACGTTCGATCTCACGCTGGCGCCGCCCGATCAGCCGG